CCTTAATCCTCAATCTACTCAACCCGCACTCAGGAACTTCATGGAAGAGTTTTCTGCTAATTGTGGTTTTATCCTTACTTGCAACTTTCTCAATCGTATCATCGCACCTCTTCACAGCCGATGCTCTGTTGTACAGTTTAAGATAAACGCATCAGACAAGCCAAAACTTGCTGGTCGTTTTATGAAACGTATGACTGGCATTCTACAAAAAGAAAACGTAGAGTTTGAAGAGAAGGTTGTTGCTGAACTTATTATGAAACACTTTCCTGATTGGAGGCGTGTTCTTAATGAACTGCAACGCTACTCCGCTACAGGTAAGATTGATACAGGTATTCTCGCAAATATCTCAAGTGACAATTTCAAGTCATTAGTCGAAAGACTGAAAGCAAAAGACTTCACAGGTATGCGTAAGTGGGTTGCAGAGAATCTAGACAATGAACCATCAGTACTATTCAAACGAATCTTTGATAACAGCAATGAATGTTTGAAGCCCGATTCTGTTCCACGTATGGTTCTATTGCTTGCTGACTATCAATACAAGTCTGCATTTGTCGTTGACCAAGAAATTAACTTTGTTGCTTTCTTAACTGAAGTGATGGTTGACTGTGAATTCAAGTGATTACACATTTGACTTTTCCGATTCTGATTGGCAGACAATTGCAAAAAATGTTTCGGTAGCAACAAATAAAATTTTCCAATATGATTTCAGAACAAAATTAAAATCTGAAATTGTATCTAGTTTATTTGTTTCTGAATCAGAGAAACATTTTCTCAGCAATGGTATTAAAGTCCGAAAAGATTCACACGACCATCAGCCAGATTTATATTTTTATGATAACGACCATTCAGTTGAAATTAAAGTGACTAAGAATCAAAAGTCTATTAAGTGGATGGGTGGTAAGTATTCCAAACGTCCTGCACAATACGTTCTTGTTGTATGGGAAGAATTGACTAGAACAATATATGGACAATCAGGAATATCTTTCTACATCAGCACTTGTAATTTAAAAGAAGATGATTGGAAATCAATAGACAATGGTAAAGAAAATTACTATGCAACCGTATTCACATTTGATGAATTAATTAAAAAATGTCCCAAAAATCTTGTTGGGACAGAACACGTTTTTGAAAATTTCTATTATGACACCATTTGATTATCTAAATGCTATCAACCAGTCAAAAGAAAACATGATGGTTGGTACTGACAATGATGAACTAGCCGAAAAAACGTACAATGCGTACATCGTTAATAAAGGACTATCTTACTTTTCCGACACCGTACTCTATGCAAATGAGATGAATAGCCGTCATCTTCTAGACAACAAACCTCAATTTCTCTATTTACTAAATACCATCAGGCCACGAAAACGCTTTAGCAAGTGGTTTAAGAATGAAGTAGTTGAAGACATTAATGTGATTTCTGAATATTTTGGCTATAGTTATGCTAAGGCTAAACAAGTGCAGAATCTTATAACGTCCGACCAACTCCAGATGATGAAACAAAAAATACAAAAAGGTGGCGTGAAGTCCAAGGAGAAAAAGAATGGCGGTGAACATTGAAGACTTACTTGAAGTAAGATTAAAACAAGAAGACGATTTCTTAAAAGTAAAAGAGACACTAACCCGTATTGGCGTTGCATCACGTAAAGATAAAACCCTATACCAGTCATGTCACATTTTACATAAAAAAGGTAAATATTATATTGTACATTTTAAAGAGTTATTTGCACTAGATGGCAAACCAACTGACTTTGAAGAGAACGATTTAGCGAGAAGAAACACAATTGCAAAGCTATTGGCCGAATGGGGATTAATTGAAATTGTTCCTAAAGCAACAAATGTTGAAGAACCTATAGCACCATTGTCTCAAATCAAAATCATATCTTATAAAGAAAAAAATGAATGGCTCTTGACTGCTAAATATAATATCGGAAATAAAAAGAGGGAAGAAAATTAAATGGAAGAATTAGTACAATCACTAAAAGTGTCTTTGGCGAATCATTATGCATTTTATTTGAAGGCACATTACTACCATTGGAACATAACTGGTCCTAACTTTCCTCAGTATCACGAATTCTTAGAAAACATTTATACTGAAGTGTATGGTGTTGTGGATAAAATTGCAGAAGAGATTCGAACATTGGATTCATATGCACCAGGAAGTTTTAATCGTTTTATTCAGCTATCACAAATTCAAGGTGACGAAACTGTGCCGCCAGCAGAAGTGATGATGCAGAGACTGTTGGATGATATTCAAATTATGAATACTAGCAACATGAGAGTTTATCATTTGGCAGAACAAGAGATGTGCCATAACATAAGCAACTTCATGGCAGACAGACAAGATGCATTTAACAAACATGCATGGATGATTAGGTCAACCATTAAGGCTTGACAAACGTTGTATATTATGAGATAATGTTATCTCAAAACAAATTAGGAGATTCTATGAAATCCATGAAAGTATTGACAGCAGTAGCACTAACTACTCTCTCCCTAGTTGCCGTTGCGGCAGACAAACCAGCAGAAACAAAACCTGCTGACAAACTTGCAACAACAGCACCAGCACCTGCCGCTAAAGCAGACTCTAAAGAGAAACCACATCCTAAAGTGATTACTCCAAAAGAGAAAGCCGCAAAAGCAGAGGCTAAAAAAGCAGAAGCTAATAAAGCGGAAGCTAAACCAGAAGCTAAGAAATAATTCTTAGTTCAATTTTTTATCATTATTTGATGAGGTATATAAAATGGCATTTGTAAATTCTAGCAAAACACAGACAGAACTCTTGGTATCATACTTGCGTGGTACAGGTCGTGGAATCTCCGCACCGCAAGCAAGGTCTTTGTTTGGCGTTAAAAACCTTCGTGCCCGTATGAGCGACTTGCGCCAGTTTGGCTACAAGGTTCGTACAGCAACAAACACAGAAGGTAACACAACATATTTTGTTTCACGCAGAATGGTTGGACAGGCGTAAGCCTTATAAATAAACGTATCTCAGGGATGGGAACGTAAATGGCTCTTCTACCTTAGGAGCGTCTAAGGCTGGTACAACGTTATGGTACCCCTGTATTCAGTAAGCAGGATTAATGATACGCCTTCGGGGTATTAAATTTTTTAACTCGCTTAATAGGAGAAACTATGTTACAAAACATCAATAGTGCTATCGATACTTTTCAAGGCACAAAAACGCAATTCGTCAAAACATTCGTTACGAATGAAGAACTTGCAAAACCCCTCAATACTTTCATTGAAGCGCAAACACTTTACGCAAAAGCTGTTGCAGTAGAAGTCAATAAGTTTTTTACAACTCTTGGGCTTTCTGCATACACTTTTGACGCTAAAAAAGCGTTTTCAAAAACTAAGTAAGAGGAGATACAATATGGGACACACACCAATTCCCGCTATCTTTGGCGGTGCAGGATTCAAAGACTTTGATAAATTCTTTGTTGGCTTCGATGACCAATTTAATCGACTAGCAAAAATACATGATGATGTGACTAAGAATATTCCTAACTACCCACCTTACAACATCCGCAAGACTGGTGACAATACCTATGTCATTGAAATTGCGGTTGCTGGTTTCGGTAGGCAAGAAATTGATATTACATTTGAAGACAACAAATTAATTGTTGCTGGTAACACAAAAGATGATGGAGACAATTTCTTGTTCAGAGGTATTGCTAATCGTGCATTCACTCGCACATTTGCACTTGATGACCAAATCGAAATTCAAGATGCCGCTTTGATTAATGGCATGTTGAAGATTGCTTTGGAACGAATCATTCCAGAACATAAGAAGCCTAAGAAGATTGAAGTTAAGGATGCTGAATCCAAAACTAAAAAATCCACTAAGCAATTTTTGACTGAGGATGACATGCTATGAAATCTGTAAAGAACTTCTTCATGGCATTACTTGAAGCAATTCAAGATGCAAAGATGCACAAAGCAAAACGTTTTAAATAACACCAATGGGGACGCAATGTCCCCATTTTTAATTATGGAGATATTATGCAAGGTGAACTTAGAATTTTAAAATTGAGTACTGGCGAGGAAATCGTTGGTAATATTACAGAACGTACAGGCATTGCAATTTCTATTGAGAATCCATGTTTACTTGGAATCGCAATGGGACCAAACGGCAAAGCAAATCTCCAAATGCAACCAATGCTTATTTTCTCAGAGCAGAAGAAGGTAGATATCAATCGTGCCAACATAATGTATGACGTAACAGTTGCGCCTGAGATTGAAAACAAGTATAATGAGATATACGGTTCAGGAATTGTCCTACCGAAAAAACAAGGCATCATTCTTTAATGAAATTTTATACGCATTTTTCTAAACTCGGAAACAATATTCTTGTTCGTGGATACAACAACGGCAAGAGATTCAGCGATAAGGTCGAATACAATCCAACGTTATATTTACAATCTAAAGATGGTGAGTATCGAACATTGGATGGCCAATCGCTTGCGGCAGTATCACAGGGAACAATGCGTGATGCTACTGAGTTTATGAAACGATATGAAGACGTTGACAACTTCAAAGTTTATGGCTCAACAAACTTTCCATACGTTTATATCAATGAAGCATATCCAGGTAAGGTAGATTATGATCCGTCACAAATTAAGATTGCAAATATTGACATTGAGGTTGGTTCTGAAAATGGCTTTCCCGAACCTGCATCTGCGTCTGAGCCAATTACTGCCATCACGTTTAAGATAGCCGGACACTTCTATGTGTTTGGCTGTGGTGACTATGATAACAATCGTGATGACGTAACATATCTCAAGTGCCGTGATGAGAATAATCTTATCATGCGCTTTCTCGACATGTGGGAAGAAACATCACCAGACATTGTGACTGGTTGGAACATTCAATTCTTTGATATTCCATATCTGAACAATCGTATCACAAAACTCATGGGCGACAATACTGCAAAGCGTCTATCACCATTTCGTAGAATCGGTGAACGTACAACTACGATTCACAACAAACAACAAGTAGCATTCGACTTGGTTGGTATTGCTATTCTTGATTATATTGAACTGTACAAGAAGTTTACATATTCACAGCAAGAGAGTTTCAGCCTCAATCACATTTCATATCTAGAACTTGGTGAGAAGAAACTTGATTACTCTGAAGTTGAAAGTCTGCATCAGTTGTATCGAACAAACTTTCAAAAGTTTATTGAGTATAACATCCATGACGTTGAACTTGTGGATCGTATTGATGCTAAGATGCAGTTGATTGACATGGCACTTGCACTTGCATATGATGCTAAAGTTAATTACACCGATGTGTTCACGCAAGTACGCATG